CTTAATTAAAAGCCGACTAGGCCAGTTTAGTCAGTCGGAGCGCAGTCCATTGTGGACCGCACACCCTAGCACAAACAAATTGCACTTTTTCGCGTCTAGTTACATCAAACGCGTTACCAGTGTCAAACCGGTGCTTTCGATCCCAAGCATTAAGCTTGCGGTCAACAGATTTGAGGGATACCATCAGTTTACGGAAAAAGAAATCTCCGTATCCAGTCTTGTATTTCCTCGGCCTGGCTTGGATTTGCCAGTATACCTGTTGTCCATACCGATTGCGCCTTAACCTCTTGCTCGAAAATAGGTGAGTATCCACAGACTCAGTAATCGGTCCAAAGAATTGATCCCTAAACTTCTTAGGAATCCAGCTCTTTACCAACTCCTTTGTCGCGGATAAATCTACTCCCCATGTCCAGTCCAAACTTTCCTCTAATAAAATGAGGGAATTGTGAAGGTAAAATAAATCCTTCACGGACTGAATCTTTTTCGTTAGAAAGGTTGGTCTAACGTTGTACCCGAGAAAATAATCTCGCCCACAGGACTCTCTGAAAGGTCCGCTAGAATATGATTTCTCAGTATTCAGCTTAAAACCACAGAGATTTAATAATTCCTGTAAATACGGGTATGCAGTCTTAGGCAACACAATATCATCGCCGAAAACTGCTGAGATTCTCGCTGACTTAGTTCGCCTGATCGAACATCTGACCAGGGCTCCGAAAATCAGTGACTCTAACGCAAAGGTGAAACCGTTTCCCATGGAGGATATTTTCTCCAAGGTAAGTGGGTACCCGTCAACCCTTGTTACGGGTGAGCGAAGGTCCCACAGGAGGTCGAACCAGGCTGCTGGTAAGAGAATCATACATATCATAAGAGATATGAGATCAGAGGCCATCGAGAGATCTACCGTGGTTAATAACCCATGGATAGACCCTTCTAAGGCCAAGATTTGATTCCTCTCCTGAGTGTCAAGATCATATCCCCAGATGCGCTTTAAACGCCGTCTGATGACACGATCAACACCCAACTGAAGAAAAACATTCAGTAGCGGCTCAATTGCAATAGTACGGTCAATTACGGCCGTCTTTGGTACAGTGGTAGTACGACTGCCTTCAACCACCCTAAATACAGAATCCCAAAAGGACTCCATACAAATTGGGCGGCCCACCGGTATCGCTTTACTCTTCCGATACCAATGATCCAAAGCGCCAATCCATCGAGGATCAGCAAGGATAGCAGTTTTAGCCAGGGGGAGTGTAGCTTGAGTGACGGTATAAGGCAAAGAAGACCACTTATAAAAATCAGTGACCTTTCCACCTTTGTACAAATCACCTAGCGAAACACCCGGACCATGTGCAGCATGACTGATAATACTGTCAACGTTCGGGGTTTCCCCAAGCAACGATAGAATATCGTCTTGCATCTCTTCAACAACACCCAAAAAATCGGGATGTCGTTCGTTCAAGGACAGAAGTGCTTTATAGTTTTCACTATTATATGCACGACAAATGTCGTCGGCTTCATCAAACTTGATGAGAGCCTTCTCCTTTGTGTTCTGCCCAGGGAAGGGATACTTTTTGAGGAATGATCCTACCTGATACAAACAGAAAAATGCCAAGGCATCGCTCTTATTTGACAGGTTTTCCTTGAGAATACACTGTGGCCCAAGGTCAGAGATTAGATCCATCAATTTGCTTACGTCACGATTCCTAATACAGCCGAGAACTTCCGGCAGCATTTCGGAGTAACGCGTGGGCAAATTGGGGACGCTATTCATCTCAAGATCGTTAATGAGTGAACCAAAAACTTTCCACGGAAGGTCTTTGGGTAGCATAACCTTTACGGTCATGTTGGCGCCTCTCTTTATAAGTTTCATATAAAGGTCTCCGGACAAGTTTAGCTAGATCAGATTGAGGACAGCTATGATAAAGTTCAACATAGCAGTTACCAGCTTTAACAGCAGGCAAATGTCCCAATCATAAAACAACAGCGAACCGAGCAACTCCATGGTCGTTAGACCTCAAGTTTCTCAACCAGCTTAGTGATCCAACTATCCGAGTCCAAAGCGGCAATCATCCTTTGTCTTAAGGCCATGGCTCTTTCAGCCGAGGTACCCACAGGCAGTGAGAATGATATTTCCCCTAACTCAACGGCAGCAAGGTCAGCGCCATCTGTTCCAGGGACTGTTACATCCTCTGAGAACTTCAGTGCTGTTTTTGCAACGCCTCGAGATTTTCCAGAGGGTTTCGGTTTAGTGCGATAGCAGGTCATAGTCTGACGCGCATCAAGCGCGTGATTAGGCCCAATATACACAGACCGATCTTGGTACTCATCATACCGATTGTACACTTCGTTGGTGGTGGATCCAGTATTTTCGAGATCTACTGCTAACGTAATGGTATTGTCTAACATAATAATTGCTCCTACGCTACAAGGAAACTGCGGTATAGTCCGCGTCCAATAGTAGCTAAGTCTAATAATTTTGCCCAATCAAGTTTTAAGTTGAAGGACGGTAAAATCGGACGCTCAGGCGAAATAATCCGCCGAGACATCAGCGATTGTTCATAGTAGGCACCCGGTGACCAACTGGCTTCGTCAGAATAAAGCGTTCCCCCCAGCTCGACGTTTGTCGTGCTGACGGAAATGCTCGTCTGCCATTCCAGGGTAACCCAAGAGCCCAACGGGGAGAGGGATGGATTGACTGACCAACCCGCAATAATATCACCGACAGAGAAAAACCAGTCGATGATAAAGCTAAATGGAGTTAATTCCCAGATAGCCTCAAGCGGTTGATCTAGTCCCCATATCGCAAGAATACCATTGATATCAGAATCAATATCATAAAGTACGCCAGCCCTGTAGTTCAGGCTGGACTGCGATACGGAACGGTGATAAGTGGTGATGGCTGTGTCATGATATCCGACAAAGTCATCAATTGAATTAGAGCTTTCTTTGTGCCAACCGCGAGCAGTATGTCTACTGTTCTTCTTTACTATCGATTTAGCAGCCTCAATGGCCTGCTTCATCTCAAATATAGTCGGTCGTAAGGCATAGCGAAGCTCCAACCACAGATCACTAAAAGTGTCAAGGACCTTACCTGTATTGAGACCCTTTAAGGATCTCTTAATAATTCGCAGGCGAGACTTTTTACTCTTGAAAAAGCGCAGAATCTTCAGCGCTCGAGTAAGTAAAGACTTGATCCATTCCACAGTTTCTGGCAGCTCACCAAGAGATGCCAAAGCCGCCGCTGACGAGACATCAACATTTGCCCAAGCTTGGGCAACTGCAACATCAAGATCAGCATACGCGTCGATGTAGTTTTCACATGCATCGAGCGAACTTGGGAGGCTTACGGACGTGGGCATGTAATGCTGGCTAAGAACACCAGTAGCATGCGTACAGTATCCGTAGGATGTTGTTCCTGCACCTCTACAAGTAACCGGCGTCTCAGCACGTTTCCACTCGATAATCGTTTTGGGATTGAGGATAACCTCACCCTGACGACGTCTCTTGTGAAAATGCGGTGTAACTACGTCACGCATTGCCCTGTAATGGGCGGAGCGTTCGTAGGCGTACGGGCTATTAAAGTCATAGATATTCGACCCTACATAGTCCCTCCAAAATGGAAGCGCATCGTACTGAGATGTTTCAGAAAATACTCTAACTCTTGTCATGTTACCTCCTCGTCAAGGAGGAAAACGTGACGATCATACACAGTCCTCCAGGCTGCATACAATCGTGATGACACTGAAGATACCACCTGGTATCAAAGCTCATCACTTTTAAAGTAGGCGTACGCACCGAACCCAAGAACATCTGGATCCAGAGCTCCCTGCAC